TTGCTTCTTGGCGGTCTAGTTTAGAAGAGTACCGCGAACTTCTTTCTCTTGCTTTTTCTGAAGCGCGTATGCTGGCCTCTTGCCTTCGTTTTTGGTCATCAATTTTTCTTGCTGCTCGCGCTTCTGGATCAGCATTGGTAGCCTTTCTCGCTGCTGCTTGAAGAGCATTATTTCTTTTATCGGGGTCTTTAATTTTAAGAGCCTTTTCTGTGTCTTTCAGTGCCTCGTAAAACTGTTTTCCCTTTGTTGCTATTTTACTTATTGCCATTTTAATTCTCCTTAGACCATTCTACCTTTAGTTCTACCGCGTATAGCTATACCATCGCGTTTACATTTTTTAACAGGACCACCAGCTTTCATATTTTTCTTTTTCTTAGACACTCTAGGTGTAAAAAAAGTTTTTTCTATTTCTTTTTCAATTCTTATTTTTTCGTCCCGTGCGGCTTTCTGTTTAGCTTTTTGCTGAAGCTGGCGTTGTTTTATCTGATCAATCGTTTGTTGATAAGTAGGGTCAGCTCGCCTACTTTCTTCCATAAAACCACCACGATCTTTTGCTAACTCTGACCCCTTCTGTCGTTTATAAAGTCGTACTAGCGGGCCTACCGCGCGTGAACCACCAGCCGCTATTGCAGTGATTAAAGGAGGAACAACAAATAGACCCGGCATTAGACCATTCTACCTTTAGTTCTACCGCGTATAGCTATACCATCACGTTTACACTTTGATGTAACCTTACCACCAGATTTCATGTAGCCCATTTTGTTACGGACTTTTGTAGGTAGCTTTTTTAGTCCGGGATTAGTAGGTGCTTTTAGTGCTCCGCCAGCTTTCTTTTTAATTGGTTCTTTTTTTAATTGTTTAAATTCAAAAGTAGGTTTATTGTTAGCCCTTCTTTTTTCACTTTCTTTTTCAGCTTCTTTTATTTTTGATCTACCATAAAGTGCGCCACCAACACCAGCTGCACCGATTGCGCCAGCTCCTTTTGTTTTTAAAGCAACGTTTCTATCATAGTTTATATCATCTTTTAAATTCTTCCTTGCTTCTTTCCTTGCTTTTTTTGCTACAGCAGAGCTTTCTTTTCTGGCTTTATTTTCAACTTTTTTTGCTATTTTTCCGGCTGATGGCGGTTTTTTAGATAAAAGGTTTTTAACTGTTTTAATTGCTCCACCAGCTTTCTTTTTAATTGTTTTACTAACATCATCTCTTGCTTGAAGACGACCTTGTCTCGAAGGTGATAAATTTTTCTGTTTGGGATCGCCTTCAGACAAGCCTGGCATAGCACGCATTTTGTTGTCATCCATGTACAGCCCCATACCTCCTGCTTTCCTAAAAAATTTACTTGTAGGACTCATGTAATTTTTTTGTTCTTTTAAACCTTGTGAATACCCAAGGTTATAATTTTCTTGGTCTATAACCGCTTTCTCATATTCTTTTTGGGTCATAGTTGCACCCTTTTTACCGCTTGCTGGGGCTAACCTTTGAATAGCTATTCTTCTATCACTTATAGGATTTTTTGACAGTCGATTAGGAGTCTTGCCTTTCCCTTCAAATTTTTCTTTTAGTTTTTTATTTCTTTTATTTTCTGCCATTTTAATTCTCCTTATACGTATGATTGTCTAGGTGCTAAAGATAATGTAGCTTTTTCTCTGTCTTCTGTAGAAGCAAGTAGCCACTGCTCTTCATATTCTTGTTTTAAAAATTGTATCTTAGGTCCTGCTTCTGGAATCTTTAGTGATAGATAATAAGCAAGTCCAGCAACCATACAAGGTAAAAACCTAAAGGGTATATGCTGGGTATTAACGCCCGTGCCCGCATCGTCAATTCTTTTTAAGAACCAATAAACAAAAGTATAACTTCCATCATTTGGGATAGGCCATAAAGTTATTTTGGGAACCGCTGCCTGTCTATCTATATAAACTTGTATGGGTCTGCCTGCATCGTTCTTACTAGGTATAGAAGCATAAGTAGGATTAGATATTCTAGATATAGTTATATCCGATTGAGTTGTTCCTGTCCCTGTTCTAATAACCTGACTAATAAGATCAATAGTAGTTGTAGGTAGATCATATGTTGCAGTACCTTGAACAAGAGGAATAGTAGCTTGTTCTACAGTCCAAAGATTAATACCTCGGTTAGCCCATTCAATAGTAAGTAAATTTAAACTACGTGTAGCTGTTCTTAAATCATAGCCCGTTCTAAGTTCCGCACCACAACGCTCAAACGCTTCTTCTACTAGCAAGTTAAGATCTAGGTTAAAATTATGTGTATTTGTCGTTGTCATTATTTCTTACCCTTTCTTTTAAGTGCTGCTACTCTACGAGGTTTACCCGCTGGTTGCCCAAGTCTTTTCTTTTGAGCTATACGCGATCTCTTTTGTGCTGGTGTCATCTCTCCAGATGTTTTTGGAGTTTTAGCGGAAACACGTTTAGAAGGTCTGCAGTAAGGCGTACCACGAGTCTCACCTTTTTTTCTACCACAAGCTTTACCTGTTCTTACGTCTTTCCAATCTTCTTTGAACCAGCGTTTTAATGCCGCACCTTTTTTGGTTTTACGAACAGCCATTATTTACCTGCTTTCTTTTTCCTACATTTAGCAATAGCCCCAGAAGCATAAGCGCTAGGAAAGACTTTATAACTAGCCTTTACCTTTTGATAGCAAGCGTCTTTTACACTCCCGCCTTTTTTCATTTTAGTAGGTTTAGTGTGTCCATAGCCTTTTTTCTTTAGCTCTAGATGTTTAGCCATAGTCGGAGCTTTAACTGCTTTGCCTGTTTTTTTATCATACATCATATGAGACTTAAAAACCTTACCACCGGCTTTCATCTTTTTAGGGTTTATAATTCCCATTCCACGAGAGGCTCTCATATCACACCATTTTACCGCGAGTTCTACCTTTAGTTACACAGCCGTCTGCACGTTTAGAAGCAGAAGAAACCATACCACCTTTCTTCATTCCTAGCTTGCTTTTTATTTTTTTTGCAGCCCCAGTAATCCCTTCTTTTATTTTCTTTCTGGTTTTTGGGTTACCAAATGCTGCCCCTTTAGCAACAGCTTTCATGTTATCTTTTACGCTTCCACCTTCTTTCATGCCACCCATAGCAGCTTGTCTACGCCGCGCGTCCATAGCCATAGCCATTCTTGGGTCCATAGCACGAGTACCGGTTCTATCAGCCATAGTCATACCACCACCCATCATTTTCTTGACTTTGCCCCCCATCATCATTTTCTTATTGTACATCTTACTCTCCTTAGAATATTCTTTACCCACAGACTGTGGAATGTTTACCTTTTTAGCAAACTTAGGGTTATTAGCCACTGCCTGCATTAGTTTAAGTTGCTTGGCACTTTTAGCTGGCATTACTTACCAGCCCACCAATATATAACCGTTGTAATTGCACTGCCGATAGCACCACAAAACCACATAGCCATTCTTCTACCGCCCTTTATTTCAGATAACATAGTTTCGATATTATCCACAGCAAGTTTTAAATGACGAATATCTTCTTTCATTTCGTCCATATCTTTTTGCATATGGTCAATAGCTACTGAATGTTCTCCTAGTTCGCGTTCGGTGCTCATTAGCATTTCCACCTTTTTAATGATGCTGCTTTTCTAGTAGGACGACCTTTAGAATCTTTCATGGGGCCTTTCATACCAGACATTCGTGCACAAAAAGATTTACGGCGAGCCGCATCCTTTTTCGTTTTGGGATTAGGTGCAGGAGCCTTGAGATTAGCCCCAGTTTTACGATTATATTTAGCGCGACCTTTCGCAGTAAGTCCCGCCCCTTTCGAGACAGGAAGCTTTTCGCCCCTTCCTACTGCTAAAGATACGCCTTTTTTTCTAGCTTTAGGTTTAGCTTTCTTTGCTGTTGCCACTATATATTCTCCTAAACACTAGACTACGAATAGAATACTGTTACTGAAGTTACATTAGTTAATGTACAGTAAACTTCAGAACCGAATAATATACCATCGCCCGGAATCACTACATCATGCATACTAGAATCAGCGGTAGTAACAATTTTTAATTGTACTGTTCCACTAGCCCCGTTTTTTAATTCAACAGAACCTGCGGAACCACTTGTAGTTATGCTTATTGATGCAACGCGACTTCTACGTGGAATTATAACGGCGGGAGAATCAGCTTGAAGAAAGTTGACTGCTGCGAT